AAGATGGCTGATGCATCTGCATCTAGTTGGAAAGATGAATGGTTAACAATTATATTTTCAGTACCGCTTATACTAGCATTCTGTGGTGACTGGGGAAGGGAAGTCGTAGATGCTGGATTTACTGCTCTTATGGGTATGCCTGAATGGTATCAGTATACTTTAGGTGTCATCGTTGCTGCTAGCTTCGGTGTCCGTAGTGCTAGTAAATTCTTCGGGAAACGCTAGTTCATACAAAGCAAAAGACTTGTCTACACCTAACACTTTTAAAGCCTGAACTATTTCATTCTCCAATGTCTCTGCATCTGCATTGACTTCCTCTGAATTGTTTCCTCTTACACGAGCAAGTAACTCAAGAGCTTTGAGAGCAGTATTGCCATTGCCAGCGTTACGAGCCACTTCATACTGCTTCTCGATTTCTGATATGACATCGACATCTGTTTGGATTTCATTCGTAAGTTCTTCGATACGTTCTTGTATCTTGTCATCTTGTAACAGTCGATAGCCTTGGTTGTGAGATGATGTCTCGCTATACCCTGCAGCTTGTGCCGCCTTTGTAGCATTTCGATGCAGGATATAGGCTTGACAAAATCGTTCTTGCTTCTCATTAAGCTGCGACATCTAGCAACTCTGTGTAGTATTTTTCCTGTCCACGTTTAGACTGCTTCCACACTGCGGCGGCGAGTGTACCTTCACCAAAGAAGTTAATACCCATATCCATATCCACATTATCAAACAGCTTCTCACAGTCTTGAGCCATGGCAAGTAACTCACCAGTAGTCCAGAACTTTGTACCACCTGTTTCGACTTGCATGTACTTTGGTTTATTCTTTTCTGTATCTGTTGTTTCTGTTTTCATTTCCTCTGTCATGTTTGGAATAGAACAATCAAAGCCAAACAGATCAAAGTTTCTAAAGCCTAGTGTGTGTGCAATCGCAATGGTACGCATAGCCGCACAAGTACCACCAGTAATTAATGTAGAACCTTCGTCAATGCCTGTAGCTTTGTCAACTACAATCTTGTCCTTTACATTCATATCACGTAGTGCATCTGAATAAGCTTGCCAACCTTTTATATTAGCACCTTGCTCAAGCAAGTACTTGGTAACAGATGGATCAGTCATAGAAGCAACAAGCATAATAGTTTCCTTGTCAACTTTCTTAAACAAATCTTTACGTACTACACCATGTGTACTTGTACCATCAATAGGACGTGGATCAAGGATAACACAAGCAAATGGTTGTATGCCTTGCTCAAGTAGCTTTGGATAGCTATGCTTAACACAGAATACTTTACCATCTGTTTCTGCTATGCGTTGTTTAAGGTCAAACCAATCAACACTGTCACCACCTGAAACAATAATTGCAGTTTCATTATTAATCTTGCTTGTCTTGATCCAGTCAAAATCCTTAATGAGTTTCTTGTTTTCAACTACATTGTTAATGATTTCTTCTTTTGGCCTGGAATCTTTAGGGGTGACAACAATAGGTACACGTGTAAGTTCTTCTGGTATCTTTGGTGTACCTTCTTTCATTGCTACAAAACAAAGATGTGTAATACCACCACCAACTACTGGATCAGAAGAAGGTAACACAACCTTTCCATATGCCTCAATCTCTTTCATGAGTTTGTTAACACCAAGGTTATCTTCGTGTGGTAGATTACCATCTTTATCTTTAGCAAAGTAATCATCGAACACAAGAATAGGAATGTGCTTCAGGTTTTCAAAGTCAGCCTTAACAGTTTCATATGAATGACCACCATCAATGTATGCAAAGTCTGCCTTCTTAACTTTCTTACAGGCAGGTACAGTCTTCTTACTGTCACCCTTATGAAGTTCAAAGGTGAATGTCTTACCTTGTTCTTTCATCTTGTCTGCAAACTCTTGCAAACGATTAGAGATTGCCTCGACTGTGTTGTGTGCTTTGGTATTCATTTCATACTTGTCTGATTCTGCAGTTGCGTCTTCAAACAAATCAAAGCCAATGTAGTGTACCTTGTCATGATGTTGTAATGCTGCAACACCCATTTGAATAGCACGTCCACCGTTCCATGTACCAGTCTCAACGATTGTCTTTGGCTTGTAGAAGCTTACCATTTTAATAAGCTGTTTATAACGTGCCGCATTGACATCAGGTGCAACAGTGTTGTTAGCATTCTTCTTTAGGTTACCTTTGAAGTGATCAAAGTATTCTGACAAAGGTGACTGTGCGAATGCGGCTAGTCCTTTAACGCCTTCGGATAGGTTGTTAGTGACCATACCGTGCGCTTTATAGATGTTGAGGAGTCGCTCAAAAATAAATCCGTCATGCCATTCTCTGTATGCGATGGTTTCACCAATGGTGTAAGCACCCCTAAGATCAGCAAGGATACTGCAAGTATTGTGACTAGATAAATTGAAGCCCATAAAACTTGTTTCGCTGTAGTCAATGTCGGTTCTCCCTAGATGAACAAGGTCACACTTGTCGGGCAACCATCTCTGTACTTGTTTAACATCAAGACGTTTAGTTGTCACTGTGTCAGCGTCCAACCAAATCATCCAATTGCTTTCGTCATATTCGTCTTCCATCATTTCAAATGCTAGGTCAGTCATAGCATATACTTTGTGACACCACTTGATAGCATCAAGCCGCCAATTGTATGGCATCTTTCCACCTTCAGTACCATCGTGCAGCTTCATACGTTCACGGTACTCTATCATTTCCTGTACATCATTTAGGTTACGATACTCAATAGCTTCAGATGTTGGTGGGTTAAGTTCATGAACATCAAAGTCATGGTAATAGGCTATAAGTTTAAAGTGCTTTGGGTTCCACTTATCAACCACACTTTGTAGCATGTTCTTTGCATATTCATGGTAACCTGATTCACTAAATGATGTGACAAAAATGTACATTAATCTATTTCTCCTAACGCTTCTTGCATAGTCATGCTTGTTTTTAAAGAGTGCCATTCACCTGCATAGGCAATGTCGGCTTGTCTTTTTGGTTCCCATTCTTTAAACCAAGGACCACCTGTAGTAAAGTGTACGTTCTTGGCATTAATATGTTCTGGTGACCAGCCATCTAGCCAGTTCCATTCTTCATTAATGTTTCCTATTTCTTCGTCTTCAAGCCATGACAAACCATGTAGCCATGAACCTGTCTTTACGTTTGCATCATCAACAGTTAAACGAAGGTTACCTGGATGCGAACAATTCCATAGCATAAAGCTAGACCAGTTCTTACGGTTGTAAGTCTGCTGAACCTGACCATCCATCTTTACTGTGGCATTAGGTCTGTAGTCATGTTTTACACATTGGATAGCATACTGTTCATTCTTTGTATATGTGTCAAACAATTCTCCAATGTCACAACGTAACATCATGTCTGAATCCATAAACAAAGCCCATCCATCATACTGGTTCAAGGCAGGAATAAGAAAACGTGTGAAGGTAAACTGTGTACTGAATGGTCTTCCATCCAGTTCGTCAACCATTACACGGTTGCCATCAATGCTATCAATCCTAGCAGCACGGCGATACAAACCTGCTCTGCGTAATGCAGGTTGAAAGAGGGGTATGATGTTATATTCCGAAGTATATTTAAGAATTGAGTTACGCAAGACTTCATAAGCAATACCCTCTCTCTCATCGAATCCAATATAAATGGTAGGTTTTCTGTACATGAACATTATTACAATCCTTATAGTCAGTGATTTACATATTATAATATATAATACACATCATGTCAAGAACTTTTTATTATTGATTAACAAAACCAATAATTTTAAAAGCATCTGTATCTTTAATATTCTTTTGATTTTCTGATGGACTAACCCATCTTAAATTACTTGGTCTGTAATCATGCTTGTCTTCGTTAATATGATCCACTAAAAAATTATCGAATGGTTTAGGGTTATATAGAAAAGCCATGGCAACCAATCTATGTACCTTATAAGATTTAGATATACCCTTATCTGTAAATACAACTGCTGGATATACATCTCTACTATAATTAAATGTTAGTTTTTTACCTTCGGAAGTTATGATAAAAGGAAAGTCATCTTGGTCACCATACTTTTCTAATCTATGTTTAGATCCACCTTTATATATAAAGTATTTACCACGTGGAATAGAAGATAAAAAATTGTTAGTTCTTTTTAAATCCTCTTTCTTTAATGTACCTTCTCCAAAGTCTATTGCTATCTCTGATATATCACGATATTCCAAGTCTTCATAAAGATTATCGTTAGGTAAAAAAAGATCAAGTTGATTTATCATTCTGTTTTTCCTTGTGCTTTTCCCATTCTTTTTTACTTGGGTGGTGTTGAGGTGGGTTATGTTGTACCCACCCCTCACCTTTCTTCCATATTACGCTCATGCTGCGTTCAAGTCAACGATCTCACAGACACCTGCAGTACAAGCCAACTCACGTCCACCTGATGTAGTGTCTTCCTTTTCAAACTCACGAAGCAAAGACCAGTCCACATTCTTTGGCATTTTAGATGCCAGTTCTTTGTACGTGTCAGCATCAATATCCTGATAGGGTGCTTGCTGATATGTATGCTCACTAAAGGGCAGGAAGCTAATACCAGATACCTCATCAAAGTGTTTGTATACCCACGCACCTACTTCCATCCATTCGTTTTCCTTAACAGAAATAGTGACTGATGGTTTGTGTTCACACCAATGACGCTGATAGGTTAACCACAGTTCAAGCTGTTCAATAGCTGACATACCTGTACGTGTCACTGCATTCTTTGGTGACTTCATTGGGAAGCTGAACACTGTAGTGCTATCAGGCTTCATTACATCTGGCTCACTAGGAATACCTTGTGAGATAAGGAACTGTGTCAGTGGGTCTTTGTTGTCACCACGTACAGTACGAATGTAATAAGGATTGTGACGTGCATGAATACCACTAGCACTATCAACAAGTTGTGATACAGTTCCACTAGGCTTGACACAGGTAATAGCAGTAGACTGATTAATACCAAGCTGTTGTGCCATAGCTGCATTAGCTTCAATGGCAGTAACACGTAGCATCTCTAGTGTGTCACCTATCTCTTTACCTTTGTGTAAAGCCGCACAGTCCATAATGCCAGTCAGTGATACGCCAAGCAAGCGTTCTTCTTCTGTGTTCTTCTTCCAGATATTACGAAGGTATTTAAAGTTTGTGAGAGTAGCTTGGAATGTACCAAGAATGGTAGCAAGACGTACCTTTTCTTTCAAGGATACAAGTGTATCAGTCTCACGTGCTACAACCTCTGACAGATTACAGAACTGGTATGGACGCAGGATAATCTCTGAACAAGGATTACAACCAAAGTCCTGATTAGCATCACGTCTACCGTTCTTTGCCGCTTGCTTACGTGATGATTCACGATTGAAGATACCACGTTCACCTGACTTACTGTCATACAGTGACAACCATTCACGCATGAATGTACCCATCTCTGGTTTCTGCTTGTAGGCTACAGAGTTATTAGCCAATGCACGTTGACCTTCGTTCTCCCACCACTGACCTGACTTGGCGTGTGCCATCTGATCATCGTTAAGATTAGACAGACTGATCAAAGCTGAACGGCGTACACCGCCTACAACTACAACCTCACCAATCTTACACATGATGTCGTGACATTCAATAGGATAAAGTCTACGTCCTGCTGCGCCTTTGAATTTCTGTATAACAAACTCAAACAATTCAATCAGTGGTTGTGGTCCTGATGCACGTCCACCAAATGTTTTTAACCTTGCACCTGCAGGGCGTACTTCACTCACATCAAACTTGGGAACTTGTCCAGTATACAACATAGCAATAAGTTCTTTAAGAGACTTTGCCCAACCTGGTCGGCTATCGCCAACCTTAATTACTGTGTCAGTCTCATGGAAATCTTCATTAACGATAGGAAGCTTTTCAATATTGTGTCGCTCAACAGAGAAGCCAACGCCTGTACCACACATAAGAATATACATGGTTTCGTCAAAGGCACGAGGACTATCTACTGGAACATACGAACAATTATAACCGCCAACATGACAACGATCTAACGCTGGTCCTGATGTCATCAAAGCCCTCATACTAGGCATGATAGACTGGTTGAGTACTGCTTCTTCTAGTTCTGATCTCAAGGTGTCAGGTAACTTATACCCATTATTACTAGCCAAGTGATTAGCCATATAGTCAAAGTAACGTGCAACTGTTTCACTCCATGTTTCCCTTCTTTGTTCATCTTCTTTCCACCTAGCATAGCGTGAAAGTGCAATAAAGTTTTGATAGTCTGTTGGTAATTGGTTATTCATTTATATCTCTCCCTGATTTGAATGTGACGAAAGATAATAGTATCACATTAGGATAAGGATTACAATAGAATTAGTGACCAAGAATAGCATTTATTCTGCGGCGAACAAAGTCTACTTCGCCAGACTTGAGTACACGAAAAGCAAATTGTCTCATGTAATCAGGGTCTACACCTGCATTGTCACATACTTCTCTGAAGTCTTCTGCAGTAACGCCAACTGAAGCAAAGAACCAGGCTATAGCTCTGTCTCTATCTATTATAGCTTGATCAGGCTCTCCTGCATATGCTGGCTTTGTTGCATCTAGTAATGCCTGTAATATTACTGCTAGGTATAATGTTTTTTCTGGTGAGGAAATACTAACTTGAGCATCGTCACTTAATACAATATTGATTTCTGTTTCAGACATTCTTAAACCATTCGGTAGGAACGCCTTCGTTTAATTTACAGAATTTAAAATTATATTTGTAACACCAATCTGCATATGTCATCTTACCACCCTTGTATAGTTTGCGGTAAGGATTATCAAATACAAATCTTATATCTATATCAGGATGTTGGTCACGAATAAACAAATGTTTCTTTCGATCTTCCAACATGAACCTACCCTTAACTTCTAGAATGACACCGTTAGGTAGTATGAAATCAGGAATATATTTCTTGTTCTCATACCATTCGTAAGCTATAGGATATGGTTCATATTGAAAATCAATTTTATTATTTGCTAACTGTTCGCTGCAAGATAACTCTGAATTGCTTCTGTACTTATGGTCTTTTGCGTTTCTTTTTTGACGCTTTGTAGACTTCTTCATACAGTAACCTCTTCAACATTTGGAACCTTTGCAGTAACTGTTAAGTAACGTACACCATTAGAGTATTTGAAACCACGTAATCCCATGCCACCATTTGCATCAGACCAACAGCTTTTCTTAAAGGGACAATACACACAACCAAT